CGAGAGCTGAAGTCTATCGGTCGTCGCGGCCACAAGATGGAAGGCAGGGTTCTGAGTCCGTGGTACAACAGCCATCGGTTGCTTCCTGGTGCCACGCCCCGCTACATTGCCCGCGAACTTGACATGGATCCGAGGGGCAGCGTCGGCAAAGTTTTCTCCACCGACTTGCTCGATCGCATGAAACTCCAGCAATGCAAACCGCCAGTGTGGCAGGGTACCCCGGTCTTCGATTCGGAAACCATGCATCTGCAGGGATTACTTCCGAGAGACGACGGGCCGCTGAAACTGTGGTTTCGGCCTGGAATCGATCATTCTGCACCTCTGGGTCCGTTCACCGTTGGCTGCGACATCGCTTCGGGTGGAGTGGGCGCCTACTCTTCGAATTCGGTGCTGTCAGCTCTGGATGACCGAACTGGTGAGCAAGTGGTGGAATACGCCATCAAGGGGCTCGAGCCACGTCCGTTCGCGCGTCGGGTGGTTGGGTTGTGCCTGTGGCTGCGAAATGCCTTGCTGGGGTGGGAAGATTCCGGGGTGTCCGGTGGTTTCGCGAAGGAAGTGATGGAGGTCCTTTATTACGGAAATGTGTTCTTCCGCGACGTGACCCAGCTGGGTTCCCAGAAGAAAAGCCGCAAGCCCGGCTGGCCGTGCCGCGATGCCGACAAGGCCGATATGTTCGAGCGGATGGCCTTGGCGATGGAAAATGGGGACTACATTCCGCGGTCGGAAGAGATGATAACCGAGTGCGGGGAATACGAGTGGGACGGCGACAAAATCATCCACGCACCTACGAAAAACAAGGGCGCAACCGATAAGAATCACGGCGACCGGAGTATTTCTGGCGGAGGTTGTTGGCAGGTGTTCAGGACCGACAATGCGGGAGACAAGATTGACAGCAGCGAGAAAACTGGCGAGACTGCTGAATATGGGAGCTTTCTGTGGCGAGAGCAGCAGGAGCGTAGAAAGATGAAAACCGGTAGTCCTGAGTTCGGTATTCGGGATATAGTTGGATGGTGAGAAACCCAATTCGGAGGTAGAACCCGATGGAAGAACAGATCGACGAGAAGGTTGACGTAGTGCTGGGTCTGATCCGCACGAACCTAAAGCCAGATGAAGTTTTGAAGGTAACCCAGGCGTTGTTGAATCTGGGACACGCGAAGCAAATCCTGTTACAGGGACGACCGAAGAAACAAGGGGCTGGCGCTACCTAGGCGTCGGCAACAAGAAGGCATAGGCGGAGTAGCTACCGCTGAGAGTGCCTCTAACATTCGCAGCCTTAGAGGGGCCGCGCCGAATGGCGTTGGCCCCTTTTTTCTTACGCACTCTGATGCGAGGCGCTGCGATGGCGAAGTACGCGATGAAGACGGCAAAGGCGAAGTCTCTCTCGAAGAAGTCACTTCCGACGACTTACGATAAATCCGTTGGCGGCGTGCAAGCGCTCCAGCGAGATGTCCAGTCGGCCTCGAAGCGTCCACAGACGTATGACAAAAACGTCGGCGGTGTGCAAACGCTTTATGCGCCCCTCAAGAGTTACTCGAAGCGAACTCTCAAGTACGCCAAGCCAGTCAAGAAACGCAAGCGATGATCGATCTTGCCAACGACGAAAAGCGTGGCCGACTATTGAAGGCCATCCGGGCATCGCGAGATGCGATGGAACCGTTTCGTCGTGTGCGCAAGACGCTCATCAAAGACTACGTAGGTTCGTATTATTCGACATCGGGTGCTGACAATAAAACGCTTGTCAACCTGATGAACCAGACTGCGCGCATCTACACGGTCGCCCTGGCCGCGAACAACCCGCAGGTGCTGATTTCGACGCCGCGGATGGAAACCCTGCCGTTCGCCCGACGGTTCGAAGTCAATCTAAACAAGCTCATCGGCGACATGGCCCTGGACAAGACGTTCCGGGCAATCGTCCTGGATGCGTTCTTCTGTCTTGGCTGTGGCGTGGTGATGATGCGTGACACGGACACGCGTTTTCATGGACTGCTGGAATCGGAAGAGGACGTGTGGCTGGATCCGGGTGAGCCGTGGCTGAACCGGGTTTCCTTTGACGACTTGATTCTGGACATGCCCGCCAAAGAGCTGACGAAGATGCGGTACTGCGGGCATCGCTACCGGGCGGACTATGAAAAGGTCATGGACGAGCCTGGGTACGACAAGAAGGTCAAGGACAAGCTGCAGTCAACTTCTCGACAGCACCACGATCAGACCGGCGCGGCGCGGGACATCGCTTCGGAGTGGGGTAGTGCCGAAGACGACGACATGAAGCCCATGATTTGGTTGATGGATTTATGGATTGCCGAGAACAATTCCATCGCCACGATGGCTGTAGACCAGCAAGACCTAGAACCGCTGATTGAACGGGAGTGGACTGGTTCGCAAGCGGGCCCGTACAAGTTCCTGTCTCTGGGCGACACTCCGGACAATGTGATTCCCACTTCACCGGCTATCAACTTGAAGGGGATGCACGATCTGCAGAATCGGCTTCACTGCCGGATGGAATCGGATTCTGATGCGCACCGGGTAGTAAACGTCTACCCGCCATCAATGGCAGACGATGCGGAACGACTGCGGACGGCAGAGCGAAACTCATGGCAGCGAGGAACGAGTCCGGAGCAGATAAAACAGTTTGAAATGGGCGGCATCGACCAGCGGGACATGGCGATGGCCACATTCCTGCAAGACGAGTACGACCGATTCGCCGGAAACCTTCAGGCGATGGGCGGACTAGGGGCTCAGTCGTCCACGGTAGGTCAGGAAGAACTAATTCATGGTCAGCTGTCCAAGAACGTGGCCGACATGCGGATGGCGGTTGTGTCGTTCGCTTCGGAGTCCATCTTGGACCTTGGCCGTCTGATGTGGGAAGACCAGACGCTTGAGCTGCACACTTCGATGCCTGTAGGCAATAGCGGTATTGAAGTCAATTCAGACTGGACACCCGAAAACCGCCAGGGCGACTTCGAAGACTACGAGTTCCGTGTTGAACCGTACAGCATGGTCTTCAAGACTCCTGAACAGAAGCTGCAAGAGCTGTTTCAGACGCTCCAGCAACTCGCACCGCTATGGCCCATGTTCCAGGCATCGGGGGCTACGCTCGACGCCGAGGCCATCGTGGAGGAGATCGCCCGTTTGAAAAATAGGCCGGAATTCAAGCGCTTTATTACGTTTGCTAATCCTGCCGAGCAGTTGGGTGGGGACCAGAATACCGTACGGCAGTCACCTGTCACTTCACGGGAAACCGTGCGGAAGAACGTGCCTACCGGAGGAACGAAGGAAGCCAGGTCGGCGGCCACTATCCAGAGTTTGCTGGGTGGCGGTTCACAAGTAAACGGTCAGATGGCTAGCGCAATGGGGCGACCCCCAGCATGACATACCGATGTGTTCACTGTGGAAAAGTAGTCTCGCGCAATTCTCGTAAAGCGTGGATTCCGAGTTATTGCAGCGAGACGGGGCGTAACGTTCGACTTCAGAGGATGACATGAGGACAACCGTTTTTAAACACAACGGCAAGGAAGTAACGAAAGCCGAGCTTGATGCGTTGATGCCACCGAAGGACAACTGGCTTGAAGGTGCGCCGATGATTTCAAGGGCATGCCGACAAAACAATCCAAGGGTGTCCGAGTCGATGGGCGTCATGCCGAGTCAGGTATCAGCAGAGCGAGTCAAGCTCCAAGGCTTCAAAGACAGCGGCGAGTTGACTGGAGTAAACATTCGCGACAACGGCTCGGTTGAGTACACCTGCAATGGAGATCAGGGGGCAACCGGGTGGCAGCGTTACCGCGGCAATAAAGTCAATCTCGACGGTGGGTACGCTGACACTTATACCCCCGATGATCGTTTCGGCGCTCAGCCAGAATAACAGGAGAGTAATTCGATGGCAGTAACTAGCATCAACGAAGTCAGCGCTGAAACCACGACCGAAGAAATCCAGTCATATGTAGAACAGGTGGCGACGGAAGTAGCTCAAGAGCGTGCCGGCGAAGAGAAGTCCGACGCGCAGATTATTTCCGAACAGGCAAGTACGCCTCAACCCGCACAACAGGAAACACCTGCCGAGAACAATTCCGGCAGTGATACCGCTGAGGTCGAGGACCAAGGCGAGGAAACCGGCGACGAGTTAGAAGGCCCGGAATGGTTGACTGACGATGTCAAAGCCGAGACAGCCGCGTATGGAATCGAGGAATCGGAGATTGCCGATTTCGCCAGCCGCGAGGAATTGGATCGGGCGCTACGTCTTTTCGACAAGAGTGCCATGGAAGCCGGACGTAAGGTGTTAGCCGAAGCGGAAGGTGACCAAGGCCAGGCTCGCAATGATAAGGGCCAGTTCGATAAGACGCCGGAGCCCAAGGCTGCCGACCAAGATCCCGATGGGACAAGGGCCGGTCAGTATGGGGTCACGTTGGACAGGGACGTGTACGACGAGGAGATCGTAGACCAGTTCACGCGAATGCATGACCACTACGAATCTCGCTTCGAAGCCCTGGAGAGCCATTTCGAAGAGGCTAACGCTCAGGCAGAGGAGCAGCACTTCGACAACTTGGTGGACAGTTTAGGTCACGCCGATCTATTCGGTAAGACTGACAGCGAAACACCAAAGCAGCTTGAGCGGCGACAGGACTTGATAGTTGCGGTGAAAGCGCAACAGATAGGACTAGAGCAGCTGGGGCGTCCAACGGAGATCACGGAGTCGTTAATTAACCGCGTGGCCA